GATGTGACCAGAGACACACAGTGTTACCATAAGTTTTAAGTTTTAAGATAGATGAAGAGATAAGATCTAGCTTGAAGTTTTTTGTTTTCTACCCTGAATCCAAAACCAAGCACACAAAACATGGGGGGTAGGGGGGAAGTTGTGATACCCCGGGGGCTTGTTATTGATGACCCCACCCCCTGGTACATATAGTATATTTGCCATACCATTTCCTATATACCCTACAAGATCTTGTTTTTGTTCTTATATATATGTATCTTTAATATATGGAAGAATGGGAAGTATTGCTCCGCGAAAAGCTAGAGCTTGAGATTCCGGAAGGGATCTATTCTATAGAGATGGAAGGTAAGAAGTATCTCACCGGCAGAAATGGTATTATTGATTATCTGGTATATAAGGAAAGAGAAGTTAGGTTGAGTGGAAATAAGTGATATCTTTGCACCTATAAATAAACCAACAATATGAAAGTAAAACCATTAGCTAACAGGGTGATCATTTCACCAACAGATCAAGAGACAGAAGAGGTAAGAGCCTCCGGATTAATTACTATGAAAAAAGAACTGCCTCCTTCCACTCGTGGAAAAGTAATGGCCATAGGAGAGAAGGTTTCAGCTGATGTTAAAGTAGGAGATCTTGTTCAATATGGTCAGCACTCAGGAATCATTTTTGAATGGGAAGAAAAAGAATATTTAATTATGCGCGAACCGGATATTATTTGTGTATTGTAAAAAATAAAGCCTAACTTTAAAGGCTTGTTCTATTGATATGTTTTTAGGGAAAACAGTAAAAGATCCTCATTAAGAAATTTTTGAGGATTTTTTATTTTGTTATAATAATAATATGTATATTAGTACTTTATTTATAAAGTATAAAACATGGATCCAATAAGTTGGGATGCTCTAAAAGCAAGAGGTCAGATAATTAACTTAGCAGATATCAATAGAGACAAGGATTATTTTGTTCTTGGTCATTATGATAATAGACGCAGGGAGTATCAATGGACTGACTATCCTTTATATTTAGTAAAGGCTTCTGATATTCTTGGACAAATAAATTTTGTAGATAAACAAAAAGCAAATTCAAACACAACATTCCAAACATTATTAAGTACATATATAGATGTACCTTTTATGACTCTTACAACTCAAGAGTTAGGTGGCCCAACACCGGGAGCACTTGGAAATTATCAAATACATTTTTCAGCTAGCTATCAACTTTCAGATCTAGGATCTTCAGCTGAATTCATTTTAAATATTGATGGAGTAGATATACTTCCTACCGAGGTGATAGAGTCTCCAAATAATACAGGTATCTATAGAACAAGTATAATCTGGCAAGTAGATAGTTTACCAGCCAATAAAGTAATTAAAGTAAAATTCAAAATCATACCAACAACTCCTACTGTATCTACACTAACTGTGTTTAATAGAGTATTGATGATTGATGGTGCTAACACATTAAATGTAATATAACATGGAAGACACAACAATTGAATCTCTAATAGCTCAGAAAAGAGTAGTAAAAAGAACAGACTTATTAGATCCTACTAATGATTATATTGTAGTTGGTGTATACCAAAACGGCACCAATAAATCTAAAGGAGATGGTACAAGCTATAAGAATTATGCACTTGCTCTTAGTGAAATTGCTGGAAACAGTGTTAGTAATAAGAACATAATAGTAGTAGATTCAGTTTTTGGTGATGATGCTTCAGCAGCAGCTGCTGGCAACTATGACTTTAACAAACCCTTTCAGACTATTAATAATGCTGTAGCTAATGCTAATACCGGAGATACTCTTTGGGTACTAGGAGGAACTTATACTATTCTAAACAATCTTCTAGATAAACAGCTGACTATTTATGCATGGAATTGTACATTAATATTTAGAGGACCACAAACAGGATCAATTTTTACAGCTCTTACTATTAAAGGTAATGCTGATATATATATTTTATCTGGTGCAGTCTTTAAAACAACATTTTGTATAACTGCTAATATAAACATAGAGTGTAATGAGTTGTATGCATTTGAAGATATACCATTTTTTCTAGATCATCTAGACTATAGTCAACCATGTTACTTTACACTAAAAGCAAATTACTTAGATATACAAGGTACATACTTTGCTTTTTTAGCATTAAACTATAATGTAAATGTTGATGTAACAACCTTGGAAAGAATTGCACAACCTGTAGTTGATCCTATGGGAGATTTTTGGTTTACTAATCTTGGTGCTGGTGCTGTTACAGGATTTGATACAACATCTAGATTTAACTTTGGTAGTACTAACATTAGTTCAAAGAGTGGTCACTCTCTTATAAAGTTAGACTATGGTTCACCTAAAAATAAATACTTTGTAACAGGTAATTACTTTGCAGAAAACTATGCTGGAGTAAGTGCTCCAACAGCTATTGTTTCTCATGATACTTCACAAAGTTTTGTAGAGATAGATGCCACAATGAATCTTATAGGTGTAAGTGCTTATGTTTCAAGAGGTGATGCATCACAAGCTATAATCAAAGGTAATATTATCCATGATTCTAATACTTATGTATCAGATTTTGCTTCTTGCTATTATATAAGAGATGGCAAATTAAAACTGTATGCTGATACTAGAAGTATAGGTAATCAAATTCTTGTTGTACCTGCGGTAACTACATTAACTCCACAAATAGATATTAATAACTGTAAGCTAGTTAATGCAGGAGCTCTTAATAATATAATTCTTAATCTACAAGCGGCTTGTACACTAAGAATATTTAATGCCAAGTTTATAGTAGATCTTGCTAATACATTTTCAGCTATAGCATCAACAACATTACTAGCAGAAGTTTATTCATTATATGATAATGTAGCAATGGATGCTACTATAGGTAATAGTTTGGGTACAGGTTCACCAGATCAATCAATAGGTGAGCTTACCAATACAAACATGACAGACATAGGATTTTAACATTTAAAAATAAAACAATGAAAATATCAATCAATACATTAGAAATAAAAGCAGAAGGCACAAACAGTACAAATTTTAGCCTTACTAATACAAACTTTAATGCAGAGGCTAGCAAGACTGGGGTATCTAATAAAGTTGTAGACACTGAATCTTTTTCTTCTGAAGAGAAGGCAATAGTAGCTGCATTTGTTAATCTTATAAACAGCAAGTAATTATGAGTGTAGGAAATTTAAAAGACCAAGGTAATAAAGGTAATAACTTTCCTTATCAGAGAGCTGTCCTTGAATTGTTAGGACAGATATCTTCTAGTAGTAGTGGATGCTGCCCTACAGCAGCTACTGAAGCTACTTTACAACAAGTGCTAGCTGCTATACAAGGGGGATCTCTTTTCTTCAATAACTTAGTTATTGATCAAGGTGGAGTAGGCTGTCCTACAAACTGTCCAACTTATTCTGAAGTAAGTGTGTGGAATGGTATAGGCTTTACAATTACTTATTATGATGCTAATGGAGCTGTTGTAATTCCGGTAGGTCCATTAGTATATGTAAACCCACAGTATGTTCTTAATGACATATTGTTACAAGTTACATCAATAAATACTCCTACAGCAAGAACTCCAGCAATGTTTAGAACATCTGCTAGTGGAACTGTTACTGCAGGTAAAAGATCTGTATCTATCAGAAATGCTGGTGGAGCCAATGGTGTAGTACTAGGAGCAAACCTTCTTCCGGGAGAAACAATAAACTTTGATGCAGCATCTCTTAACGATACTCTAGGAGCTATTACTTATAATGGTACAGGTACTGATTTATTAATTATAACTATAGTATAACATGGGGACTTTAATACAAGGTGGTACAGGAACTAGTTTACCAATAGTAAGATATGTATACTTAGTACGAGATTCTTCAGATGCTGTTAGAATGGGAGGTATTCCAAGTAATGTGTATACTACTTTTCAAACAGCTTATGATGCAGCTAATGCTTTACAAGTATCTTTAGGTGGAACAAATACCGTTGTCATACTAGTTGGAAATACTACAGCAGCAACAGTAGGTAATCTTACACTTACAGCAAACTATAATCGGTTTGTCTTAATAAAAGGGATAAACCTTCAGTCCTCTATCCTTGGAAATATTATTGCTACAAATGCAACAGGTAATGGATTTAATGTGGGTCAAACTACTGCAGGTGTTATTATAACAGATGTAAGAATTGGAACAATAAGTACTAATGCAACAGGTCCTACAGGAAGTTCAGGATCTGTGTCTATGAACCTTAATAATGTCCAGTTAGGAAATATAAACACTTCTATAACTAATGTAAGCAATACAACAGGTAGTGGCGGAGAGGTAAGAACTGCCGCAACCATTGGTGCACTCAACACCAATAATTTTATTGTATTTGCAGATATAAGAACTACAAGTCAAGGCTCAACAAGTTCTGCAGGAGCAGTTATCATTATTGGGGCTTCTTTTTTCTTTAATCAAATCATTACAGCAAATGGAAATTTAAACGGAGGTGTAACACTCCAGGCAAGAGGAAACTTTTTTGGATCAGTTGTTTCAATATCAAATGTTGGTGGCATACAATCATCATTCTCAATGCAGAATGGACAAATAAATCAATTAACCCTATCTACAGCAGGCAACATAACTATATTGGAAGCTGTAGTTGGAGCTCTTACTGTATTTAATGCTAGTCCAACATTTACTCCTAATACTTTAACCATTATAAATTCAAGATTTGCTAATAGGTTAGTTTCCGATTTCTTAACAGTAATAATAGCAAAACTAAGCTCTTTCAATTCTATAGAACAAGTAGGTGATAATTCTATTATCTCAAATTGTGTATTTGATGGTGTAGATACATCAGGAATCAGTCCAACAATAGAGGAGATTGGCCCAGGTTGTTCAATATACAATTGCACTGTACTGCAAGGAAGCTTAGGAATTGATAATAGTTCACCAGTAACTGTAAATGGTTTTGGAACTATATTTGTGAATGGTATAGGAGCAAATGTAACAATAGTTTAAAGCATACAATTATGAGCATAGGAAACTTAAATGATAATGGTAACAAGAGAAATAACTTTCCCTACCAACTAAGTAATCTACAATTACTTGGAGGAATAAAAGACTGTTGTACAACATCAGGAGGTACTTTATTAAGTATACTTGCTGCTTTACAAAATGGTCAAAATTTTATTCAAACCCTGGTAGAAGATCAAGGTGGTACAGGATGTCCTGCAAACTGTCCAGTATATCTTGAAGTAAGAATATGGAATGGAACTACATTTGATCCTCCTATATATTATGATGCTCAAGGTAACGCAGTAATACCTGTAGGTCCTGTAGTATACCTTAATCCAGATTTCCATTTAGCTCAAATGGTTGCTTTACTTACATCTATTGATAACTCTGTTGATGTAAATCTTTCTACCAGAAATGCTGAGGCTACACAGTTACTAATTAAAAACTTACTTACTACAATAGATGGGGATACATCTAATCTAGATGTTGCACTTTCTACTCTTAATAAAGAAGCTACACAACTTCTTATAAAGAACCTGCTTACTACTATTGATGGAGACACATCTAATCTTGATGTAGCTTTATCAACAAGATTAGCTGATACTACCTTTACAAATAGAATAAACACTCTAGGTCAAAAGACCTCAGCTCAAAGTACACCTGTTGTATTACCATCAGACCAAATAGTTAATGTAAACATAGGTGCTAATCCAATGACTACAGATGCATTTGGTAGACAGAGAGTATCAAACCCATTAACCTTATTTGACTCTTCACACAGATACAGAGACAATGGTTTATGGAATACAGCTACAAACAGTGGTGGTGCAGCAGTCTTTAGTGCAAATGAAGGTTTAGTAAACTTAAATGTAAATACTACTAATGCCTCAGAAGTATTAAGAGAAACTACAAAAGTATTTTCTTATCAGCCAGGTAAGTCTTTACTAGTGTTTAACACATTTGTAATGGCTCCTGCTCAAACTAACCTTAGACAAAGAGTAGGTTATTTTGGTACACAAAATGGAATATACATTCAGTTAAACAATAGTACTTTAAGCTTTGTAGAAAGAAGCTTAGTTACAGGAGTTGTTACAGAAACTGTTGTAAACCAATCAGCCTGGAGTGTAGACAAAATGGATGGCACCGGCCCATCTGGCGTTATATTAGACATCACTAAAGCTCAGATTCTCTTTATGGATATTGAGTGGTTAGGTGAAGGAACTGTAAGATTAGGCTTTGTAATAGATGGTAATTTTATACTTTGCCACAGATTCAACCATGCTAACCTTATTACCTCAACTTACATTACAACTGCTTCTTTACCTTTAAGATATGAAATAACAAACACAGGAGTAACAGCAAATGCAAGTACACTTAAACAAGTTTGTTCTACTGCTATTTCTGAAGGAGGTTATGAACTAAGAGGTGCACAACAAGCAATAGGAACTTCTATTACTGCACCAAGAACATTTGCAGTTGCTGGAACATATTATCCAATAACAGCTCTTAGATTAAAAACAACAGCTTTAGATGCTGTAGTTATAATTACTGCAGCATCAATATTAGGATTAGGTAATGGTAAAAACTATGCTTGGAGAATTGTGCAAGCTGGTACTATAACTGGTGGATCTTGGCTAACAGCAGGTCCTGATTCATCTGTAGAATATAATCTTACAGGAACATCTGCTTTAGGTGGTAGGGTTTTAGCTCAGGGTTATGTAAACTCTTCAAACCAAGGATCTCCTAGTATTAACATATTAAAAGAAGCCTTATTTAGTACACAGTTAGAAAGAAATAGTTTTACATCAACCCCTTATGAACTTATTGTTGAAGTAGCAATAGATGCAACAGGAGGAACTCTTGGAGCATATGTTTCATTAGACTGGGAGGAAGTAAGTAGATAATAATAAAAACAATATATTATGAAAAAATACACAATAGAAGAACTAAAAGCAGAATTTGCTAAGCACAATTACCAATGGCATCCATTTCACTTTGTAGGCATTAGATCTACAGCCAACTTACCTAACCAGTTTGATGACTTGTTTGGTATGGTATATGGTGATAAAGTAGAATGGTTTACATGCACTACTAACCCAGGTACACATTGGTTAAAGAACTTGCTTAATCCAAAAGGTACTGCATTACTTAAAGCTAACCAGTATAAAGATACTTGGTCTATAGGTATGCACCAAGGAAAGTACAAAGCTTTTTGTCAAGTTAAACCGGTTGAGGTATTCCGTGACAAAAATCTTGATGACAAAGCTGAAGAAACAGCTACTATAGACAAAGGCTTGTTTGGTATAAACATCCACAGAGCTAATGAGAAGTTTACTTCTAAGCTTATAGACAAGTGGTCAGCCGGTTGTCAAGTACTTAACAATCCAGCAGACTTTGCTAAAATATTGTTTGCTGCTGAGTCTAGTAAGCAAAAGTTTTTTACATACACTTTACTAAAAGAGTTCTAATAAATGAAAAACCTATCTAAAGAAGAGTTATTAAGCAGGCTTGAAGCAATAAACAGAAGCAATGCTATAATTTACTTTGACCTTACTGGAGTTATAACAGGGGTCAATGACATCTTCCTAGAAGCAATGGGTTATGGTAAGGGTAATCATCAAGAAATTATTGGTAAACACCATAGTATTTTTGTATGTGAAGATTATGCAAGATCACTTGAATATGAAAAGTTTTGGGACATCTTAAGAAGTGGCAAGTATTATCAAGGGGAGTTTGAGAGAAGAAAAAAAGATGGAAGTCTTATCAATCTTCAAGCAACTTATAATCCTATTTTTGATGAGGATAATAAGATCACCAAGATAATGAAGATTGCCACTGACATTAGTTTAATTGTCAACAGCAAGAAACAAATAGATGCAATCAACAGAAGTACAGCTCTTATTAGTTTTAATACTGAAGGTTTTATAACAGATGTCAATTCTATATTTTTACAAACAATGGGCTTTAAAGCTAATGAGAAAAATAAAGTCATTGGCAAGCACCACAGTATTTTTGTAAGCTATGAGTATTCTAAATCTGATGAGTATGCTAAGTTTTGGGAAAGTCTAAGAAAGGGTAAGTACTTTGATGGAGTATTTGAAAGAAAAAAAGTAGATGGCTCTACTATTTACTTACAAGCATCTTACAATCCTGTACTTGACAGCAAAGGAAATATTACCGATGTAGTTAAGATTGCAACTGATATTACTGAGTCTGTAAACAATAAGAAAAAAATAGATGAGCTTACAAAGACTTTAACAGTAGAGTTGGAAAACTCTCAAAAACTTAAGAATGCAATAGAGATAGAGAAGGATGCAGCTTTAAATGACTTAGATGTGATGATGAAAAAAAGCCAAAGTGAGCTAATAAAAATAATTGTTAGAGTTGCATTGGCTGTTATAGTTGGAGTTGGAGTTGTAACAACAATATTATACTGGGTAGCTATTATAACAAAGCAAGACACACAGATAATTGGTTCAACTTGGAGCAATATGTTTAGTGTTTTGTTGACTAATGCTTTTTCAATAGTAGGAACAATCATGGGAATAAAATATGCCACACAAGATGGTGCTAAAAAATAACAACTAAAAAAAAAGAAAAATGAAAAAGTTTTGGACAATGTTTGATGACAACAACAGCATCAATGAAAAAGCAGTAGTAGGCTTTATAGCCTTTATAGTAATGATCCTTTTTGCCTTTGTAGATATAGGCACAGGAATAGCTAATAAACCTTTACTGGTTAATGAGTTTATCTTCAACTCATTCCAAGTTATAACAATAGCTTGTTTTGGTATAGCCTCTGTAGATAAGTGGATTAATAAAAAGCACAATACAGAAGAAGAAAATGGGAACAATTAAGCAACACTTATTAGCATTACTAGGATCACTTGTAGTTTATTTTCAACCAGTTTATAGTATACTATTATTAGTAGGATTCTTTGTTACTATGGATACCATAGCTGCAATGACTGCTGCTTATAAACAAGGGGAGCCTATAACATCAAGAAAATTCAGAGCTGTATTTCCTAAGTTTATAATATATGGTGTAGCTGTACTAGTATCACATGTTATACAAAGACAGTTTTTTCCAGACGTTCCTGCTACCAAGATTATAGCTGGCTATATTGTTTATAGTGAGTTACTTAGTATAGATGAAAATATAGAAAAAATAACTGGACAAAGTATGTTCAGGCTCTTTATTAAAATGCTTAAGAAGTAATGACAGAAAAAAAATATTCTTTTGACAAAGTCAAAATGATTCTTATAACAGCTGTTGTTATAATGTTTGGCCTATTAACCAGACAGTGTGATGATACTGAAGCTGTAGAAACTGATCATCTTAAAGATAGTCTAAAGACAACTATAAGAAATCAAAATAGAATAGCCGATAGCTTAAAGCTTGTAGCTAATAGTAATGACTCTGTAAGACTAGAGTACATAACTAAGTGGAGAACTAAGATTAAAACTATAATCCAACATGACTCTATTCCTTGTGATAGCATTCTACCTATGGTTGTAAGCACATGTGATTCAATCATTTCAAAAGATAGTATTTATATTAAAGATCTTAGAGACATTATTTATACAGATAGCATAATCATGGATAGTCAAGCCCAGGTAATGGTCTTAGATTCTATAAAGATTGCTAAGCTAGAGAAAGATGTAACAAAATTAAAGAAACATAGAAAATGGCTGTTTGGTTCAACAGCTGCACTCACAGGCATTCTGATATTATCTAAAAGATAGGAGTTAAACTTTTAAAGTATAAATTTGGTAAGTTTAAACTTTAATAGTATATTTGTTTAAATTTAAAACATATACTATGGCAAAAGAAACCAACACCGAGCCTCAAGCTGAAAAACTAACATCAGAACAGCTAGAAGCTAACCGCATCAAAGCATTAAACTTTTACAGATTACAAACTGAATTACTCACTGCACAAGCTGAGTATGAAAAACTAATGGCTGACATTGAGCAATCTCGCGCCAAGAGGATGGAGATGATTATACGTCAAGCACAGATGGCAAACCCGCCAGAAGAACCTGAAGAACCTGAAGAAACTAAAGAAAGAAAACTAAAGAAATCATAATAGTCAAAACAAACCAACATGGCTAAATTTAATGTAGTGGACAAAAAAGTAAGCATGTCTCTAGAAGAAATTATTAGGTTTCAGATAGTGATATACTGCTATATTCACAAGATCATAATTACTGAATCTGACTTAAGTTGTCTTACTGTGCTTGGTCTTAACAAGAAAGCTGAGCTTTCTGATTTTTGTAATGCTTGTTGTGATCCAGAAGAGAGGGATAAGGAATCAACCTTAACCTACAAAAAGGTTATATTCAAAACTCCTCAGACTGTAAGAAATTGTATTGCCAAGATGAGGAATTACAATATCATAAACAGGGAAGGTTTTGGTCATAGCAAAATTATAGAGTTAAACTCAGAACTAAGTGTACAAACAGAAGGGAATGTATTGTTAAACTTTAAAATGTTTCATCTTGATACCCAAGAAAGCTAAAGACTTTAAAAAACCTACTGCTGAAGAGTTAAATCTACCAGAAGACTTAATAAATAATTTAGTTAATTTCTATTGGGAGAACATAAGAAAGCACATGTCTGAATTAACCTATGGTGAGATAAGAATTCAAAACTTTGGTACCTTTAGAGTAAAGCATTGGACGATTGCAGATACTGTAGAAAAACATAAAGCTACAATTCTTAGAGTTGAAGGAAAGTTTGCAGGTTACAGGATGAAGATGGATCTTACAGACAGAATAGAAAAGCTTGAGAAGATTAAGAGTTTAGTACAAGAGAGAGAAGAAAAATTTAAAGTAATAAGAGATGCTAGAAAAAATAAAAACAATATGGAAGAACAAAGCCCTGATATGGGAGGGCTTTCTAAACAGTCTGATCAAGAAGGAACCTGTAGAGAAGATTCATAATAAAAGAATGAAGATCTGCAGTACTTGCCCAGAACTAGATCCACAAGGATCAAAATGTGTAATCACTGGTACTCAACCTTGTTGTGGTGTTTGTGGTTGTAGCTTAGCTATGAAATTAAGATCTATGGATTCTGAATGCCCGCATCCTGATGGGCCTAAATGGAAAGCTGTAGAACTATGAGCATAATTTTGCAAAGATCCTTATAAAAACAATATCAACTCAAAAATTAACTCAACATGTCAGTAACATTCACAGCGGGAAATCACAAATATCAGAGCTTAGATCCTAATGAAAGGATAGACTGGGTAAGCGTAACTAGTTTTGTAGGACAGTTCAAGCAAAAGTTTGATCCTGTTGCCCAATCTATTAAGTCATCTAAAAATAAAAATTCTAAGTGGTTTGGTATAGATCCTAAAAAGATTCAAGAGATCTGGTCAGGTGAAGGTGATCGTGCAGTAACAGCCGGTTCATGGTATCATGATGAGAGAGAAGCAGACATTACAAGCATTGATACTATTCAGAGATCGGGTGTAGCTGTTGCTATTATTAAACCAATTTGGGAAGGTGGAATTAAATATGCACCTAACCAAAGATTGACAGAAGGGATTTATCCTGAACATTTTGTATATTTGAAGTCAGCAGGTGTGTGTGGACAATCAGATAGAGTTGAAGTAGTAAAAGGTGTAGTAGATGTTATTGATTACAAAACTAATAAAGAGATCAAAAAGAATAGTTTTGTAAACTGGGAGGGTAAGTCTCAGAAGATGACTGGGCCTTTATCTCATCTAGATGATTGTAACTTTAACCATTATGCTTTACAATTAAGTACCTATATGTATATTATTCTTAAACATAATCCTCAGTATAAAGTTGGAAAGCAAATGCTTCATCATGTTATATTTGAGAAGGATGGTGAGGATGAGTTTGGTTACCCTATTGTAAAAAAAGATACTTCCGGAAATCCTATTGTGAAGACTGTAGTTCCTTATGAGGTGCCTTATTTGAAATCAGAAGTAATAGCTATGATTGATCACCTTAAAAATAACCCAAAATGAGAATACCTAAGATAACTTTTACAACCTTTCCTGGCCTATGTGTAGGAGTAGGTTTTCCATGGACTGATTATAGTGATATGTATATTACTATACTGTTTGTAGGTATTCATATTAAATTTAGAAAGAGATGACTATGAGTGAAGATGAATATCAACATAAGGCTTTCTTTGAAAAGAAAAAAGCTGTAACAATAAAGGGTGAAAATATAACAGTTACTTTTATACCTCATCCTTTATTTGATGAATCACAAGAAAAGAAACTCTTCTGTGAAGAGATTAAAACCAACAAAGATGATAAAGCTATTTGATTTACAAAATGGGAAGATTATCCCTACAGAACATTGTTATACTTTAGGATTTCTTAAAGACATTATGGATACACATCCAGATCAACATCTAAGCATATACGCGTATTTGTTTTACATGACCTGTCCTAATCCTGAAATTAATCCATACTTTAATATGCCTATTGATGAGAAGGAGTATATTATTTTGCAAGATATTCGCGCAGAATTCACTACAGAAGAAGAGATAATACTTACAGCCTTAAACAAGTGCACACTAATGTATGAAACACCTACAGTCAGAGCCTTTAGAGGTATCAGTGCTATGCTAGATAGATTAGCAAGTTACATGGAGAAGACTCCTGTATCTCATGGACGGGATGGAAACATCAACTCCTTGGTGAGTGCTGCTAAGAACTTTGATGGAATCCGTAACTCATTTAAAGGAGCTTATAAAGATCTTCAAGAAGAACAACAAACAAGAACTCGCGGTGGTGGAGAATTAGCTTATGATCAAAAATAATAATATGGAAGAATTACACAACTGGTTATTTCACTATAATCCTTATACAGGATTGTGGTCTGCTATCAAAAGAGAGCAAGTAAGTGATTACTTTAATGGTAAGTTAGTTGCCAAAGATGTTTTAAAAAGTAAATCTCAAAAAACTTTAGAAGAGCTTATAATAACCCACGAGGGTGATATCAAAAAAATAAATGAATTTGTAGCTTTGTCTAAGTAAATGGATAAGTTTTTTTATACAGATATTCCCACATGGGATAATGGTGTTTGGACTACTACTAGTTTTGATACTAGAGAAGAATTTAGAGATCTAGTTTTATCTGTATTTAAAGAACCAGGTAAATATGATTTTGATGAAACATCTTTCATATTTAATGAAGAAGCTACTAAGTATAACGCGCAAGGATTTTATACACCAGCTCCTGTGAGAAGTAAAGATTATATTACTTATTGGGATGAGATGAATGCGCGATGTAGAAAAGGTGTGATCTTTAAGAATAAAGAAAAGCTCTGGTATCTTACGCGTGAGTACTACATGTGGATAAACTTCCTACCTATCAACAACAAGGAGATAAGAAAGTTTGCTTTCCCTGATATACGCGATGCTCAATATCACTTAGCTCTTTATGAGATCTTAGCTGAACTGTTTTATAAGCATGCTGCTATTCTTAAGAAACGGCAGATAGCCTCTTCGTATTTTCATGCAGCTAAACTTATTAACCAGATCTGGTTTGAACAAACTCCTATTCTAAAAATGGGAGCGAGTCTTAAAGCTTATGTACAAGATACTTGGAGATTTTTAGCAGAGTATAGAAACTTCTTAGATGAGAATACAGCTTGGTACCGGCCTATGAATCCAGGTAAGGTTCTAGACTGGCAACAACAAATTGAGACAACTATTCCAGGAACTACAAGAAAAACCTTAAGAGGTTTAAAAGGTGTTATCAAAGGAACATCCTTTGAGCAAGATCCAACAGCCGGTGTAGGTGGACCCTGTACTTATTTCTTTCATGAAGAAGCTGGGATTGCTCCAGACATGATGTTTACTTTTGGATACATGAAGCCTGCCTTGAAATCAGGTATGATCACAACTGGTACTTTCATAGCGGCCGGATCTGTGGGTGACTTGGAGCAGTGTGAGCCTTTAAGAAAAATGATTCAGACTCCTGAGGCTAATGAGATATTTTATGTTAACTCTAATCTTCTAGATGACAGAGGGACGGTAGGAAGAACTGGTTTATTTATTCCAGAGCAGTGGTCAATGCCACCTTGTGTAGATAAGTTTGGTAACTCTGAAGTAGAAAAGGCTCTTGTAATGCTTGATGAATATTTTGCTAAAATTAAAAAAGATTTAGCACCTGAGGATTATCAATTAGAAGTATCTCAGCATCCGCGCAATATTGAAGAGGCCTTTGCAACAAGAAGTGTATCCTTATTTCCTAGTCATTTAGTTGCTGCCCAGAAGAGAAGGATTGAAGATAAAGAATACCATACAGAATTTATAGATTTATCTAGAAATGCCCAAGGTGTATGGGTTATAGAAAAAAGTAAAAAGCTTCCTGTATCAAAGTTTCCAGTAGAGAAGAATGCTGAAGATAAAAGTGGTGTAATTGTAATGTATGAAAAACCAGATTTAAAGGCTGAGTGGGGTACATACTATGCATCTATAGATCCAGTATCACAAGGTAAAACTACAACTTCAGAATCTTTATGTTCAATATTTATTTATAAAATTCCTATTGAAGTAACTAGACAAGATGGTGTAGATGTATCTACATACATAGAACAAGATAAAATTGTAGCCAGCTGGTGTGGAAGATTTGATGATATCAATGAGACTCATAAAAGATTAGAGAACATGATTGAATGGTATAATGCCTGGACCCTTGTTGAGAGCAACGTCCCAGGCTTTATAACTCACATGATCAAGCAAAAAAAACAAAAGTATTTAGTTCCCAAGAGTCAGATTACTTTCAGAAAAGACATTGATAATGTTCAAACTTATCACCAGGAGTATGGATGGAGAAATACTGGAACAATATTCCGGGCCCACATCTTACCTTACCTAATAGACTTTTGTAAAGAAGTTTTAGAAGAAGTAACCACAGATGAAGGTAAGGTAGTTAAAGTAGTTTATGGTATTGAGAGAATTCCTGATAAGATGGTTATGGTTGAGATGCAACAATACAGGGAAGGACTCAATGTAGATAGATTAATTGCACTAGGAGCTCTCATAGCTTTTGCAAAAGTTCAAGAAGCAAATAGAGGTGTTAGAAAAAGATTAGACACAACAGACAAAAAAGACTTGCAAAAGTCAGAAAATTTATATAAATTTACTAATAGCCCATTCCGACATATTGGGATGGGTCAAAGTTCTTTGGATAAAAGACCTCCAAGAAACCCATTTAAAAACATAAAATAATAGCTATGCAAGTATTAAACGCATTACAAATGAAGTCTGGCAAAAAAGCTGAGTATAACAGGATGGGTTCTATAACTCAACCTTTACAGTTTTTACCAAAGAAAGAAAAAGACCAAGAATGGACTGCTTGGAACTTAGATTGGCTTGAGTGGAATGGTCTTAAGCAAATCCGTAGAAATGCCCGTAGACTTATGAAGAACTATAAGTTAGCTAAGGGAGTTATTGACCGTGGTGACTACATGGTTGAAGAACAGAATGAAATGCGAGATCTTGTGGATACCTTAATGAAAGAAGATCCTACAGTTCTAGAATTAAAGTTCTATCCTATTATCCCAAATGTTATTAATGTTCTCACAGCAGAGTTTGCTAAAAGAAATACTAAGATTACTTTTCAAGCTAAAGATGAGTATTCATACAATGAACAATTAGAACAAAAGAGATCTCAAGTTGAACAAGTTCTTTTTCAACAAGCAGAACAAAAGATGCTGGCCAAGTTGCTTGAACAAGGTATGGATCCTGAGGATCCAGAGGTTCAACAACAAATGGAGCAACAAATGTCTCCTGAGAATTTAAAAACACTTCCTGAGATTCAGACTTTCTTTGATAAAGATTATAGATCTATGGTTGAGCAATGGGCGATGCATCAGACCAAAGTTGATGAAGAGCGCTTTAAGATGGATGAGCTAGAGGAAAGAGGTTTCCGTGATATGCTTATTACCGATCGCGAGTTCTGGCACATGAAGATGATGGAAGATGATTATGATATTGAGTTATGGAATCCGGTTACTACTTTCTATCATAAATCTGCAGAGGCTCGTTATATCTCTCAAGGTAATTGGGTAGGTAGAATTGAGATGATGACCATTGCTGATGTTATTGATAAGTACGGATATGTGATGACTCAAGAACAATTAGAATCTATTGAAGCTATCTATCCTGTAAGATCTGCCGGTTATCCTTTACAGGGTTACCAGAATGATGGATCTTACTATGATGCTACCAAGTCTCATGAATGGAATACTAATATGCCGTCCTTAGCCTACAGACAGTTTACATCTATGTATGATAACTTTGTGTATAATGGTGGTGATATTATTAATTGGATCATGGCTGAAGGAGAAGACTACGCGCCTATGGGTGCAGCTTTCTTACTACGCGTAACTACAGCTTATTGGAAATCTCAAAGAAAAGTAGGTCACTTAACCAAGATCAGTGATAATGGTGAAGTAGTTACCGACATCATTGGAGAAGATTATGTTGTTACAGACAAGGCTATCTATGATACAACTTTAATCAAAAACAAATCTAAAGATAACTTGATCTTTGGTGAGCACATTGACTGGATCTGGATCAACCAGGTTTGGGGCGGTGTAAAGATTGGACCCAATCATCCAAGTTTCTGGGGTATGAATAATCCAGGAGGAGTAAATCCAATGTACTTAGGTATTGATCAAAATAGATTAGGGCCTTTAAAGTTTCAGTTCAAAGGTGAGAACACTCTTTATGGATGTAAACTTCCTGTAGAGGGAGCTGTATTCAATGACAGAAATACAAGATCAACTTCTATGGTTGACTTAATGAAGCCTTTCCAGATCGGGTACAATATTGTAAACAATCAGATTGCTGATATCCTTATTGACGAGCTTGGCACAGTAATCATGTTAGATCAGAATGCATTACCTAAGCGCTCATTAGGAGAAGACTGGGGTAAGAACAACTTTGCCAAGGCTTATGTAGCAATGAAGAATTTTCAGATCTTACCTTTAGATACATCTATTGCTAATACAGAAAACTCAATCTCTCAGAATCCTTTCCAGGTAATGAACTTAGAGCAGACTAACCGTATGATGTCTAGGATCCAAATGGCTAATTATTTCAAGCAACAATGCTTTGAAGTAATAGGAATTACACCACAAAGATTAGGTCAACAGATGGGTCAGATAGATACAGCTAAAGGAGTAGAACAAGCTATGGTAGGATCTTTTGCACAAACAGAAAACTTCTTTATCAATCACTCAGATTATTTAATGCCGCGTGTGCATCAAATGAGAACTGACTTAGCAATGTTCTATAACTCTAGAAAACCATCTCTTAGACTTCAATACATGACTTCTGCAGATGAAAAGGTTAATTTTGAGATGAATGGTACTGACTTATTGTTGCGTGACTTAAATGTCTTTGCTACAACTAAGGCTAATCAAAGAGCTATTCTTGAACAAATGAAACAATTAGCCTTCACTAATAACACTGCCGGTGCTACCATTTATGATCTAGGAACTATTATGCAAACAGAGTCTGTAGGTGAATTAACCAATAGTTTAAAAAGTATAGAAAGAAAAGCCAACAAAAAAACACAAGAAGAACAACAGCATCAGCAAGAAATGCAGGAGCAAGAAATGCAGACTCGTATTCAAGAAAAGCAAATGCAACTTGATCATGATATGCAAGAAAAAGAGAAGGATAGAAGAAAAGATATTCTTATTGCTGAGATTAAGTCTGCCGGCTATGGCGCTATGCAGGATATCAATGCTAATCAGCAATCAGATTATTTGGATGCCTTGGATGAAATTAAAAAATCAGATGAATTTCAACAGTCCATGAATTTACAAAATAGTAAAGAGTCTAACAGAATGACTAATGATAGAGAAAAAGCTCAGATTGAAAGAGAAAAATTAGCAGCACAGCTGCGGATGAAGAATACTGATCTAGAGATAGCCAGGGAAAATAAGAATAAATTTGATGCTAAGAAGAAAGACACAAAGAAGAAGAAATAGCTTATAGCCATATTATGCAAAATATTTAATAGAGCCTTTAAGATAGTTTCACATTTATAAAGTTTATTTCTATATTTTTGCTATATTATATTAAGACACAAAAATTAAACCAACAAAAAACCAACTATATGTCAGAAACTAAAGATAACACAACAGTAAGTCAAGCGGATATATCCCTTGATGAATTGTTAGGTACACCCGGGGCAGAAAATGTCATGGTGCCTGAAAGTAAACAAAGCTTATTCAGTAGAAACCCAAAGGTTGATATTGATAAGATGCTCATTGAAAAGACTGATGAAGAAAAGGAAGCAGATGTCGATGCAGCAGCCAAAGGAGTTGTAAGAAAAACTCTAGAAGAAGAAAAGGAAATAGAAGATCTCCTTAAACCTAAGACCAATGAGGAAAAAGAAGAAGATTCAGGAAAAAAAGGTGGTAGACCTACAAACCTAGTAGAGCTTGGTACAAAGCTTATTGAAAAAGGATATCTTACACCGTTTGAGGGTGAGGAAGATGTATCTAAATATACTCTTAAAGATTGGGAAGAACTGTTTGAATCTAATGAGAAAGAGAAAAGAAAGAAAACAAAAGAAGAAGTTTCTGGTGAATTCTATGAAGAGCTTCCTGAAGAGTTACAAGTAGCAGCACACTATGTGGCCAATGGTGGTCAAGATCTAAAAGGTTTATTCAGATCTTTAGCAGCGGTAGAAGAAATTCGCCAGTTAGATACTACTGATGAATCCAGCCAAGAGCAGATTATCAGAAGTTATTTACATGCTACTAATTTTGGTGATGCTGAAGAAATTGAAGAAGAAATTATACTGTATAAAGATCGTGATGAATTGGAGAGTAGAGCTATTAAATTCAAGCCAAAGTTAGACGCGATGCAGGAACAGATTATAGCTAGACAGCTTCAACAACAAGAAAGCAAGCGTAAACAACAACAACAACAAGCCGCTATCTATACAGATACTATATACAAAACTCTTGAACCGGGTGAGATCAACGGTCTTAAGCTAGACAAGAAAGTACAAAATATGTTATTTGGTGGATTAACTCAAGCTAACTATCCTTCAGTATCAGGAAGACCTACTAATTTGTTTGGTCACCTTATAGAGAAGTATCAGTATGTAGAACCTAATCCGGCTTTGATAGCTGAAGCACTTTGGTTATTGGCTGATCCGGAAGGCTACAAAACCAAGATTAAAGCTGTAGGCGGTAAAGATCAAGTAGAAAAAACAGTACGTACTTTGAAAACAGAACAAAGCAATAAAACTATCTCTAGCCAAGCGCAAGAAGATGATGATAATGCAAGTAGAAAAAAACCAGGATCAGGAATTCAAAGACCTACTGGTAGTTTTTTCAAGAGATAATTAAAACAACTAAATATAAACTATAAATTATAAACTAAAAACAAAAAAGAAAAATGGCAACTCCAGTATTAAACAACGGTATATTCTTGCGTGACACAAACTACAATGCTAGTTCTCACGTAGATTCATACCACTTAGTAAACATGTTAAAAGATGCAGAACCAATGGACTTAGGTCCAGTAGACATTTGGGCTATGGCTCAAAAAGTTGAAATGCCTCTTTACCAATTATCATCTTTTGGTGGTAAGAATATCATCATGGTTGAAAATGCTCGTGGTGAGTACAAATGGCAAACTCCGGTTAGTCAAGACTTACCATACATCATTGAAGACATTGAACCAGCTAACCTTACTAAAGGTGTTGATGGTACTCCTTTCAAAATTAAAGTTAACAAGCGTGAGTTTGGTCATGGTGATATTATCACTTATGACAAATACAATGGTTGTGAGATGTACATTACTGCAGATGATATCCTACCTATGGGTGATGGTTTTATCTACACTGTACAATTAGTAAACAATGATAACTACAAGTTCCTTGAGAACAAGTATTTAGTAGCTCAAACTAAATTATTCCGTAAAGGTTCTGCCCGCGGAGAGTATGGTGAGAGATTCTCTGATATTTCTACTCGCTCTGGATTCCGTGAGTTCTATAACTTCGTAGGAGGTGCAGAAGCTCATGTACATTATTCTATCTCATCTCGTGCTGACTTGATGTTAAAAGGTGGAATGGCTGCAGATGGTACAGTTCCTGTAACTGAGATCTGGAGAAACTTTGATACACAATTAGATCCTGCTATCAGCAAGATTGAAGATGTAGCAAGCAAAATGGGTAAAGATTACTTAAAGCGTGCTATTGGTAATGGTACTTTAACCCGTACTTTCTTAACTACTATGGAAGCAGCTCACTTAACTAAGATTGCTACTGACATCGAGACTTACTTAATGTGGGGTCATGGTGGACGTATTAAGCAAGATGGTCCAGATGACATGCGTTTATCAGTAGGTTTATGGAAGCAATTAGACAACTCTTACAAGCGTGTGTATAACAAAGCTAGCTTTAGCTTAGAATTATTCCGTGCTGAGTTATATAACTTTTATGCAGGACGTGTTGAATTCCAAGGTCCAGATCCTAAGAGACAATTAATTGTTCAAACAGGTATGGGTGGTATGAGATTAGTAAATGAGGCTATCAAGCGTGAGGCAGTAAACACAGGTTTAATGATCAACATGGGTGATGGTAAAAATGGTGGAGGCGGTATTGGAGCTATCACTGGTCAAGGTATGGATCTAAACTTTGGATTCTCTTTCACTAGTTATGTGATTCCTTTCTTAGCTAATGTTAAGTTTGTTCTTAACCCAGCATTTGATAACTTACACACTAATGATATTGAGAACCCAATCATTGATGGAAATCCATTAAGCTCTTATAGCTTTGTGATCTTTGATATCACTGATACAGGAAATGACAACATCTTCATGTTGAAATTATCTTGGGATAATCAATTAAAGTGGTGGTACCAAAATGGTACTATGGATTACATGGGAAGAACTCAAGGGTTCCAATCTAGTGGACAATTCAATGGATACCGTGTTATGATGACTCAAACAATGCCAGCTATCTGGGTAAAAGATCCTACCAAGGTTCTTAAGATTGTTATGAGAAATCCAATCACTGGAGGATCATTCTAATACTTGTGCTTGAGGGAAGATTTTTCATACTTTTCTTCCCTCATATAAGCACCTGCCTGGGGATGCGTCATTAACAGAGCTCGTAACTCTGCCCAGGAACTAATTATTAACAAATTACTAACAAATAAAATTTAAACAAAATGGCCATTAAACTTTTCTCAGCTATCACAGTTCCAGCAAGGAACTTTTTTAGTTCTATCATTAATGCTAGAACTGGTGTTGCTAAGTTTGCAACATTATATGATCTCAATACTTTAGCTCAAAGTATTAACCAATTGGTTAACTACCGTCCTTGGGATGTTAAGTTCACCAACAGTGGTGTACCAATTCTAAATAGAGTAACAATGTTAGCTGGTGAATGTAACAGAAACTGTTCTTCTGATTGTACTCTTTGTGGTTGTTATCCAACTTGCTCTAATGAAACTACAACAGCTATTGATCTCATTATGACAAATACAGGAGCTGGAACATATACTCTAGTAGCTAATTTAGGAAAGAGTGATACTTATGATTATACCAACCTTAAAGGTGTGGGTATTTTTCCAAGTGCTCTTAAATTACCAACACATGCTATTGGAATTTCAGAAGTTCTACCAGCTGTTCCTGGTCATATAACTTGGAATATTATTACTACAGAAGCCGGTGTACCTGCTAACAATATCATTGAAGATGTTATTCTCCAGTTCCGTTTTTATGGAGCTATCTATAATGTTTTTGATTAATCAACCAATATAAACCAACAAAAAAAAACCAACATGAGTATCACAATTGTATCCCTAGCTGAGACAGCTAAATCTGGCAGTATATCTGTCAAACCGTTCTTTGACCCCAATAAAGCTAATCTAGGCCTAGAGAAATATGGCTTAGCATTATTTGATGGAGTATTTCATGAAGAGCAACTTGCATGTATTGAGCGTAATGGTATCAAGAGATACATTACAGGTCTTAATGAGTTTGCCCCAGAGGTTAAACTTATTGCAGACAAAGAAGTACGCGAAGCTAAGATCAGAGAGATCCGTACAATAGTAACACAACTTGAAAGAGAACTTGCTACTAATGTGCTAGATCCTGAGGATCCTGATTTTTGGAATAAAGTTCAATTACTTCAACCAAACAATCATGAGTTCTGGGAAAGAATCTCAATCCGTTGTGGTAATGAGCCGGTGCATTTAGATCCTGCAAAAGATCCTTATGACTTAATTAAGTTATATGCAATTGATGCTGGTGGATTCTCTATTGTATGTAAAAGTTATGATGAGGCCCGCAGTAAAGCTGTTCCACCTAAGTTCTACTTAGACAGATTTATAGATACTGTATCTACTAAAACTGAGATCAGCAAAATCCGTAATAAAGCATTATCTGAGCTTATTAAAATGTTTGATAAAAACCAGAACAAGTTGTTCTATATATGTAAAGTTGTTGATGGAAACAGTGTTCAATACAAGAAGACTACCCCTAATGATGTTATGTATGATAACATGGATAAATTCATTACAGGAGAAGGTATTGAGAAGAACTTACGCAGAGCTGCTCAGACATTCTTGGATGCATGCGCGCTAGACATGGAGACACTTAAGATTAAGTCAATTGTAAAAGATGCAACTTTCTATAAGTTTATCTCTCCTAAAGCTGACGGGTTTATCTACCACACAGACAGTGCTTCAATGTTAGGTAGAAATGTATCTGATTGTATAGAGTATTTGAAGAATCCATTAAATGATTCTATCTTACTTGATTTAACTAAGAAAATAGAAAAATATTGGAATGTTTAACATATAAAAAATAAATATCATGACTGGACAAATGAAAAACCCAAACAGTTATCCTACAGTGGTAACTAATCCAACAAAATACACAGGAGGAAAGAATGCTTCTGTAACAGTAGTAACCAACCCAACAAAGTACACTGGTGGCATGAACAAAGCTGCTTGTGATGTACCTGCTGGTAAATTAAAAAAATAAGACTATGATTGGAAAAATGAAAGCTCAAAACCCTAAGGCTACTGTAGATATGAAAGCTACTGGTAAGCAACATGGTGGAAATGGTGTTGCTAAAAAGCAAACAGCCATTAAAGGCAAATCTTCTGGCAAAGTTAATACTCCTCCAAAAGGTGCAGTTCCTGCATCAAAAGGTAAAATGGTTAAATCTAAAAAATCTTGTTAATATGGCAAAGAAATGTGCAGCTTGTGAAAAAGCTAAAATGCAAAAGATGGCTAAAGGAGGTTTTCCAGATCTTAACAAAGATGGAAAAGTAACTGAAGCTGATATCTTAAAAGGCAGAGGTGTGATCAAAAAAATGGGTGGAGCTTTTGATAAATACAAATCTAAAAAGAAATAACAATGGTAAAGAAGAAATTAAAAAAAGCTGAAGCTGGAGGAACTCAAACAGATAGCACTGCTTATTATAAAAAAGCACTAGTCATGACACCTAAAATGAAAGCTCATTTTTCAGGGGGTGATGAGAAAAAACCTCTTAATGCAAAAAAGTATGAAGAGGTTTTAAAAGAAGAAAGGGCTGCAAAAGCTTATTTGGGAAAAAAGAAAACAGGTGATCAAACTAAAAAGAAGTAACCATGGCAGATAAGAAGTGGATGCAAAAAGCTACAGCCTCTATTAAAAAAAGAGGAACTGAAGGTAAGTGTACACCTATTACTAAACCAGGTTGCACAGGTAAGGCTAAAGCATTAGCTTTGACATTTAAAAAAATTGCTAAATCTAATAAGAAAAAGTAATGGCTAAACAAATGATCAAAAGAAAAGATGGTAGTGTATCTCAAAGAGGTCTTTATGATAACATCAGAGCTAACAAAGGTTCTGGTAAAGCACCTACCAAAGAGATGCTTAAACAAGAAAAAAAGATTAAAGCTAAAACTAAGAAATAATGGCAAAGACTGCAGCTTGGACCAGAAAAGAAGGTAAGAATCCTTCTGGTGGTTTAAATAAAAAAGGTGTTGCTTCTTATAGAGCAGCTAATCCTGGTAGTAAACTTCAAACAGCTGTTACTACTAAACCATCTAAACTTGATCCGGATAGCAAAGATGCTAAAAGGAGAAAGTCATTTTGTGCAAGAATGTCTGGTGTTAAAGGACCTATGAAAGATGAAAAAGGAAGACCTACTAGAAAAGCTCTTTCTTTAAAAAAGTGGAACTGTTAAAATAATATACTATGAAAAAATCAAATAATTCAAATCCATTAAAAACTTTTAATGATAGCTATGACAAGAAAGTAGACTCTTTTAACAAGAACTTAAAAAAGTTTCAAGGTGATATTGGAGGTAGTCAAGTAGGTACTGTAAATGATTATGATAAATATGTGCAAAATAAAAATATCATAAGTAGATATGATAATATGAACAAAAAAATAGAAAATGACATTAGAGATAAGTATATAAAAAATATAACAGGTCAAGATACTACTGAGAAGAAACAGTTTAACAAAGAATATCCAAATCCTACCTTTATTGATCCTAATACCGGTGGTATAAAGAAAGAAAAATCAGGTGGTCAAACTAAATCTAAAAAGAAGAAATAATGGGAAAATATAAATTACCAAGTTATCCTAACAGTGAAAACCAGGATGCAAAGAACAACAAGATCATGGAAAAAATGCGTGAGCTTAAGGCTGCAGGTATGACTGTACCTATTGTATCTATATTTAATGTAAATCCAGGACCACCTAGTGTAGTTGCTGATTTTAAAAAACCTAAGAAGAATAAGTAATGCTTAATTCTGCTATACTCATAAAGGTTAAACAGCGGCTGAATAAACTTGCCAGCAATGACTATGATAACATAGAAACCTGGCAAATTATTGAAGCTTTTGATAAGGCTCAGGTTGACTGGTGCCGCAGGAATCTTCATGGTTTAAATATAGTTAAAGAAGGTGATGAGCAATCTACCCGTAGGATAGATGACTTGCAAATACTCTTGACTCAAACTACGGTGAATATGACTAACAGGCAAACTTATTATGAGAGTGTAAACTTTCCTTCTAACTATTTACAGTGGAAAAGAGTTTCTACAAGCGCTACTAGTGATTGTTGTCCTGATCCTAAACCTATGGTTGTTTATTTAACTGAGGTAGCTAATGTAGATTTGTTACTTAGAGATCCTAATAAAAATCCTAATTTTGATTGGGCTGAAACTTTTGCAACTTTGTCTAATAATACTTTAAAGATCTATACTAATGGTTTATTTAAACCAGTTAATGTAATGCTTAATTATTACAGGCAACCTAGAAAAATTGAAATTGCAGGTATACCAGATCCTTATACAGGTGTTGTTCCTACAGTAGATGTAACATCTGAATTTAAGGATGACTTAGTAGAATTATTTGTAGATGAAACAGTTAAGATCTTAGCTGGTGATATAGAATCTACAATCCAGTACCAAAGAATGAGTCAATCAACAGAAGAAAATAACTAATCATGGAAGAAACACAATCTAGATTTTTAAAAAGAACTCCTGAAAAAATACAAGGAATCAGTAGACCAAAACCTGAACCGGTAAAAGCCAATCCTGCACCAAATACTGGAGCAGGTGGAAGTTCTTTAGATACTATGGTAAGTGCCTGTGTATCAGAAATTATGAATGCTGCAACAAGTTTTCATAAACTGCATTTAAAAGTAAAAGGTGATGGATCTTATGCTGCACATAAAGCTTTAAATGAACTTTATGATGCTTTACCAGGTCATGCTGACACTTTAGCTGAAGGATATCAAGGAGCAGCTGAAAAACTTTTGTCTTATACAGAAACTACTCCTAGAATACTAGATACAGTTTCAGATGCTGTAGCTTATTTAAGAGATTTGTCAGCTATTATCACAAAACTACAAGGAATGCTGCCTTACTCAGAAATTGTTAACAACTTAGATCTAGTTAAAGACTCTATTAATTCAACTAAATATAAATTACTTTTTTTAAAATAATTTGCATATAATAAAACTAATTAATACATTTACTACTTATTTATTTATAAACTAAAAAACAAAAACAAAACATGGCTTATTTTAATCATGCCTTTACCAAGATGTTTCTTGGAACAGGCGCAACCCGCAATCTTGCGAGCACAGGTGCAGCTGCTTCAGCAATAGTACCTTACAATCCTTATTCAACAGGTGGTATGATAACTACAGTTGGAACACCAACTGTTGCATTAGCAAACTTACCTGTCTATCCTAACAATCCTCACACAGGTTATTTTGGATTTTTTGATCCTAAGACTTACTTGTCAATTGACACAGGTCTTAGTAATTATGAATGCTGTCCAATTATATTAGCTAGTTCTTCTGTATTACAGAAAGACAAAATTGGTCCTTTCCATGGTGGATATCAAGAGACTAACAAGTCTAAAATGATCAATCCTAAGTATGTTCAAAAAGCATACCGTGTAGATTCATGTGTACCTAAACAAGCTGTAGTTTCTGTAGGTAATACTACTCAAACTGGTTCTGGTGTTCTTACTACTGGTGCTTTTGTTGCTGGTACTGCTGCTTCATGGCCTTTAGTTGCTACTACTTATATTGTTGCTACAACTGTTGCTCCTGCTGGTGGAACAGGTGCTACTTTAGCTGTAACAGTTAATGCTTTAGGTACTGCTACTAGTGCTGTTTTAGTAGAAGCTGGTATTGGTTACAGTGCTGGTGATGTTTTAACTGCTGTTGGTGGTGCTAATGACACAACTTTAGCTGTATCAACTGTAGCTACAACTACTGCTGTTAATTTCCAAGGTGGAACTACTGCTGCAACTTGTTGCTTTGAGTTCTTATGTGGTGAGACTTATTACTTACGTATTGATGTTAAAGGTTCTCCTGCATTACGTGCTTTAAATCACAATGCTTACCAAACTCTTGATGCTTATACTGGATGTTGTGCTGGTCCTACACCTACTGTAGTAGATTCGACTTTAGTAATGATCTCTTGGGCTGAAAAAGTACTTATTAATAACTACTTAAAACCGTTTGTATTACCTGTTGTATTTGATGAATTAGGTGTTGCTTGGTATGCTCCAGGAACAACTGTTGATCCTATTACAAATGCTGCTGTATTACCAGCTCAGTGGTGGACTGCTTATGTATCTCCGGGTCATACTGCTGGTCAATGTGCAGGTCTTCGTTTATTTGGTGCCTTTGTTGGTACTGTATTTGGAGATTGTACTTTCCAAATCACTGATTACTTTGAGAGAGAACCAGTTAAGATCCTTGCTTCAATGGTTGATTATACTGGAGATCCTTGTGTATTTGAAGGCATCTGTGTATACAATGACTGTTTAGGTTTACAAGGTATGGGCTTTGGTGACCAAGTTGTAAAAGACTTAATCTTAGCTGAATCATACTTACAAAACTTCTTTGCTAACAATGATCTACGTATCCGTGAGATTACTCAAGGTTATGACATGACAAGTGCTATTAACCGTAATGCATTATACACAAGATATTTCTTGTTACATAGTGTTCCACGTTGGAATAACCCAACTGGTGTGTTTGATGCAGACCGTTACATGTTAGAGATTATTACTACTGCTCCTAATGCAGCTTTAAATCAATTCTTAACAAACTGGTTAACATCATGTGCTGATTGTGTTGAATTTGAAGCAAATACTTGCACACCTTGTGTACCAGTAAATAACTAAGAATTTATTAACCTATAAAGATTAAAGGGAGGTTGCTTTGCTTCCTCCCTTTTTTTCTTTTATATTTGTAAGATTATGGCTAGACACGTATTAAGTTTGGAAATTCCAGACACTCTCAATAAATGTATTTTTAGAATAGTAGATACTAGTGTATATGCACCTGATGTAGAAGTTACTTGTCCTTTATTGCAGATAACGCTTCCGGGATTTATACATCCTGTAAATATTGCACCTCCTGAAATTAATCCAGGATTTAATGCTAATCTAACAGCATGTGATTTAGGTATTCAAAGTGCAGATTGTGGTACAACTTTTTATGACATTCCTGATGGAATATATATTGTAAAATATAGTGTTGAACCAAAAGATCTTGTGTATGTAGAATACAATCATTTAAGAATGACTTGTGCTTTAAACAAGGTTAGACAGATCTATTGTGAATTAGATATGGGAGCATGTTTGCCTTCAGAAACTATAATGCTTAAGTTACAAAAGATAAGATTAATACAACAACAATTACAAGCTGCTAAAGCATATGTAGAAGATTGCCATAACCCAAAAGGAGGAATGGAACTATATAAATATGCAGTAAGTCAGCTAGATAAATTATCATGCGGAGCAGTCTGCAAAACTTGTTAAACCAATAAAACCAACATAAAATGAGTGCATGTTTAAATTGTGGAGTATCCATGGGATGTAGCTGTCAAAGAAGAGTTGCTAGTGATGGCAAATCTGTATGTGGAACTTGTATGGCAGAATATGAAAAAAAAATAAAGGGCACCGTTGTCCAAAAACCAACTAATAGCACAGCCCCTACTAATGTAAATGTATTTTATAAAGCACCTTAAATAATTAAAAGAAATGGCATGCTATAAATTCTCCTCGTGTACAGCCGGTAATATAACAATACTTTGGTCTACTGATCCAGCTTGGGCTCCTTATGTAGGAGGTCCTGCCGTTTCTTTTAGTAATCATGGTGGTAACACTGTTGCTTATACAGTTGAGCTTATAGAAGATCCATGCACTGCTTGTCAGCCAGATAACCCGCTTGTAAATACTAGTTTTTTAATAGCTTCTTTAGGTTGTAATTCACCTAATAGTTGTTATAAATTAATGGAGTGTAATAATGCGATACCTCCTATTTATGTAAGTAATAATCTTAATCCTTATATAGGAACTAGTATTTCTGTAGCGGAATATCCTGGGCGTTGTTTTAATATAGTAGGTATTGCTAATTTTAGCGAATGTGCTGATAACTCACCTATAGTTGTTACATGCATTCAGAATTGTGTTTGTAATATATATTGTTATCAGCTTACAAATTGTGGAAATCCTCTAGAAATTATTACAGTTAACAGTACATTAATTGTTACTCTTAATGATGTTATTTTTCCAACACCTAGTATTATTCCTTCTGGAGGAAACAATTGTTGGACAGTTACTGCTGTTAATATTGAACCTTGTGATGCAGATACAGGCACAACTATAACAGCTTTTTCAAACTATTTTCTGAATGGTTGTGTTGCCTGCGCGGGACCACCTCCTTGTTTTAAACTTACAAGTTGTGATGGTCTTACTGTAGTGTATAGTCAAAGTGATCTTCGCCCGTATGCTGGAGGACCTCCTATAACAACTAGTGTTTTTCCGGGACAATGTTTTATAGTTACTTTATTAGCTGGAGGAGAAGTTTGTACTAATCCTAGAGCAATAGATCCTTTAACTATTGCTAGTTGTACATGTGTTTGTTATACATTAACTAATTGTCGTACAAGAGCTACCATAAATAGTAATTCAAATCTTGCAGCTTATGTAGGACAGGATGTACATATTAATCCACCAAATGATATTGGTTGTTCTGGTGATTGTTGGCAGGTATCCATAAATTCTGGATTATGTACAGCACCAACAGTAGTTACAGTTACTCAAGATTGTAATGTTTGCGAACCTTGTAATGAGACCTGCTATGAAATTGTAGATTGTCAGACTAATGTAGTATTTACTACAGCTCTTAATCCTACAGCAAATGCTGTTGACTTAAGTACTCTTATTAGTGGTCAATCTATTGGACAGATCAGTATTGGTGGTATTGTTACTAATGGTTGTTGGTATGTAAGACTGGGTATAGATTGTGGTTCAGCGGTAACTGTTTCTGTATTTAATATTTATCAACCTAATACACAGGGCCAAACTGGTTGTGAACAGTGTTTGAATAGCTGTTATGGGTTGCTTAATTGTAAGACTTTAGTTATTGATAAAATAATTAAGTATACTGCACCAAATGCTAATCCTCTTATACCTAACCCTAATACATTAACTGGTGCTTTAGGATCTTTATGTTTTACAGTTCCTAGTGGAGGATGCTTACCAGGATGTTATCAATTACAATTGATACCCGGAGCAGCTTGTGCAGGAAGCGTAGATTGGACAACTGTAGTAAGTTATACTTCATACCAAGATTGTTTTGATTGTCAACCATCTTGTTATCTATTGACAGAATGTGCTCCGGCAGTCTCAACTCCGATTGTTGTAAACAATGATCTTAGTCTGTATGTAGGACAAATAGCTAAAATATGTGATTCATTAGGAGAATGTCATTGTTATAATGTAGAAATTTCACAGAGTTGTGATGGAGCTATCACTATCGATAATGCTAATGCAAGTTTTACTACTTGTGATGAATGTAATTCTTGCGCATGTCCTCCAGGCTATACTAAGATTGGAGATAATTGTCAAAAGATTACAACAGTACCCGCTATTGCAAATCCTATAATATATTCTACTGCTCCAGGAAGCATTAGTAATCTTTATGGAAACTTAGGAACAAATTTTTATAGTAATATCTCAGCTCTTCCATATCCGATTACAGCAATCGGATCTTTGTTTAAAGATGCTGCTTTAGTTGTTGTACCTTCTGTAAATAATATTATAGGTGTATGGAATGGACCTGCAGGATCTAGATTAAATACTGTAGGTATATGGACTACTGTAGCACCTAATCCTATTAATGAATGGATAGGTTTTGCAGAGTGTATTAATATTCCAACAAATGGTGTTTATTGCATTGGTATTGGTGGAGATGATGCTGTTAGAATAAGAATAGATGGCGTATTAATAGTACTTGCTGCTTCGGGTGTTTTTGATTTTAATTACTGGCATGTTTTTGAAATCAATCTTACAGCAGGAACTCATGTAATTACATTAGAAGGTTTTAATACGGGAGGTGCCTCTGCTTTTGCAGCAGAAATCTATAATGTTAATTCTGCTACTTTACAGACTTATACTACTGTAGCTCAAGTACAATTAGCTACTATCTTTAGCACTTTTGATAAAAGAAAAGAAGGAACTTTTCAGACAGGTGAAACTTCAGGATTTTCATGTCCAACTGGATATGCACTTAATACATGTGGTAGAGCATTTAGTTGTAGCTTAATTGAAACTATTCCATTTGTAGAATGTCCACGTACTTTTTTAGTAACAAGTTGTGAACCAGGTGTAGCTCCATTCTATACTAATACTGATTTGTCAGCTTACACACAAAGTGTATATAAAACATGTATTCCTCAAATTATTTATTCAACTAGTTGTTTTATTTTAAAAGATTGTAACAGATTAGTTGCAGATATAGTAACAAACACTGTTCTAACCGGTTACTTATGGCAGACAGTTTCATTACAAGGTTTTCCAGGATCTTGTTTTATTGTGACAGGAGTTGTAGCTGGTGGAACTTGTGATGGCGCTGTTCCTGTAATTATACTTGATGTAGTTTCTTGTATATGCAAAGGTGCTCAACAACCTTGGCCAGCAGGTTGTTATTGTGTAACAGTAAAAGAAATTATTCCTACTATTGTTGCTCCTAATTTTGAAGGAGCATTTATTAGTATAAAACCTTATGATTGTTGTCTTGATTGTACAAGAACTTGTTATATACTTACATCTTGTGTAGGTGGTATTTCTCCGGTTATTGTATGTAATGATTTAGCAGCTTATGTTGATCCACCAAGAGTAATAAAAATTACAGGTTGTGGGGATATTTGCTGGAATGTAGCTATTGCTAGCACATGCAATGCTTCTACATATTTTGGTGGAACTATAATTGATTATGCAGATTGTCCTGCTTGTTTACCACCATTACCACCAACTCCACCACCTTATGATCTACATCTTAGAAAGATTAAACCAGGTTGGAAAAGTCCTAATAGTTGTTATACTTTAGATTATATAGAAAGAATTAACTGTACTTTTGGAGAGCAAATTTATAATGAAATGCTTGTTGCAAGATATGGTATAACCGTATGTTGTGATGAGGATGTGAATAAGTGGGATATTAAGAAACAAATGTTAGATCTTGATATGCTTAAAGATCCTAATCTTTGTAAATCAACTTTATGCTGTTGTCCTGCTCCTTGTTTTATTGAGGCTTTTGTAACAGTGCTTCCTTTTTGTGGAGTTCCTAATATAGTATCTGTAATTTTTAATCTACCTTGTCCTGCGCCTGTATTAATTGATGTGGAAATTGAGGTGCTTAGTGAACCTGTTATATGTCGTTGCTTTTCTGTAGAAGTACTAGATGAACCGGTTAGTATTAGTTATATTGATTGTTGCTGTGTAGTTCAAACACAAGTAATAGATGCAATAGGTACGTATCCTATATGTTCTTCTACAGCGCCTGTATCAATAAATAATCCATTAAGTATTGTTGTTACTGACAGTGGTTTATGCGGTGTATCTCCTTTATGTACACCTCCACCTTTTCAAGTATGTTCATGTTGGTCAATCTATAATCCAACAGTTGCAACTTTAGGATTCAGTATTGCTGCTATTTGCCCAGCTGGTCCAGATCCTGTAGAACAAGCAGGAACAATTGCTCCTCTAGTAACTATATATAATTGTTCTGTTGCACCTCCTGTAGTTGCTAATGGTTTAATAGTTACAAATACAGGACCTTGTAGTGATTACTGTGGTCCTATACCTGCAGTATGTGTATGTTATGTAATAGAAGCTACAGAAACTTGCATTGTTGATTATACAGATTGTAATGGTCTGCGTGTTATAGGCTTTTCTATACAAGTTGGTACTACTTATATTTGTGCTAACAGTATCCCTATTGCTGATGCAACTTGTTCACAGTTTATTACTATAAGTGCTACAGCTGCTGATTGTTCTTTAAGAGAATGTCAAGCTCCTGTTGATCTTTGTATATGTTATGGAGTATCAGTACCGTCTGATGGTAATCGGCATTTTATTACAATAACAGATTGTGCTGGATCAACTCAAACTACTGGTTATTTTGGAGGTACATATTATATTTGTTCTCAAAATGGTATTTTAAGTGATCCAAACGTGTCTTATTCACCTACATCATTTGGATGTGGGCCAGGTCAATGTGTAGAACCATAGATGATTAAAATAATAAAGAGAATGCTAATGAAATTTGCTAAACTAATAAAAAATATGTATATTTAATAATAAAGAAGATATGAAACCTTTAAACATAGATAAGACCGGATGTAGTAATATATCATCTAACTGCGTAACATGGCAGGGGCCAGATATTGAATGTATAGGTCTTTGTAAAGGAGACTCTGTTACAGAAGTAGTATATAAGTTGGCTGTAGAGCTTTGTGCTTTAATGGATACCTTTGATTTAACTAATTATGATTTAAGTTGTTTTTCAACAGGGGTGTGTCAACCACAGACTTTTAAAGACTTTATTAATATACTTATTAATAAGGTATGTGCTTTACAAACATGTAATCCTAATTGCGGAGATTCTTGTAATCCGTGCCCTACTCCTCCTGTTACCATTTCTACTATGGCTGCTGGCATGACTGGTTCTTCTGATATGTATGTTCCAATAGCTAAAGAGTTTCAATTCAAAAGTTCTATTGGAGATGATGTTACAATGCTTACTGTTGGTGACTATGCTCAAGCTATTGGTAATAAAGTATCAGGGTTAGTTAATTCAGCTTCTATTTTACAGAGTACATTATCTAATCATAGTAAAAGACTAGAAGCTTTAGAAAAACAAGATTCTCCAACATTTGAGATGCCTACAGTAACGCCTGTAGGAGTGCTTCCTAAAGAGGCAACTTCTATGCAATTAGTACTTGCTGCAACAGAACAACAATTCAGTGAATTAAAAGCTGCAGTTGGTGATTCTAACAGTGTCTATGCAAACCTTCAAAAAATTGATTCCGGTATTAATGATCTTAAAAGCTTATCTATTCCAGGAACTAATATGTCAGGTCTTAGAGGCTTTACAGCTAATCCTATTAATTTAGCAGATGTTCTAGGTAATGTTTTAATCATGTTAAGTGATATGAGAATTGCTTATAATAATGTTATTAATAACTACATTCCTAATGATTGTGAGTCAATCTCATTAACTTTATTTTCAGCTATTAGAAATAGTCAACTTATTGTTTATGTTAATGGTACATTACCAGCTAGTAATTTTATAAATACAAAAGGAGTAGCTACCAAATTTACTTTAGCAGATGCCCACGGAGGATCTGCCGATTACCTTATAGATATCTTTACTATTATTAATCATCCTGATGGATATATAATTGATCTAGGAAATTCAAGACTTGTACTTTCTGATAATTTAATTTTATCAGCTAATCCTAGTTTTACTCATAAAACTTCCGGATCTACATGTGCTTCATATTTAACATACACTGTAGTTAATCAAGGATCGTGTCCTTCTATAAGCTTTATACCTAAAGAAAATGGTGTAAGTTATACATTTATGTCTGGACCAGGAACACAATCTTATACTGTTGAAGTATGGGATAGTACAGCTACTGTAAAAATATTAAGCCAAACTATTTTATCTACCTTTTCTAAAGCTATTACAGGAGAATTTCAAGATTTGAGTTCTAGAACACTATACAAAATAAAAATTAAAATCTCTATAAATAATGTAGAGACTTCTTGTCCATACACAAGTGTAACAACTATTTAATAAGAAACAAAATGAGTACAACTAATTGTTCAAAATGTGGAACCTGTGATTGTGATTGTGTACCTACTGGTCTTACAACACCTAACTATTGTCCATCAGATTTACCACCTTGTCCAGATCCTAGTCCATGTAATGAGACTTTTGATAGCAAATGTATTATATATACAGGACAAAATATTCCTTGTTTTAGTATTGAAACAGGAAATACTGTAGAAGAAGTTATAACAAATATGACTTCTCTATTACAACCTTTATTGTGTTTAAATTGTACTATAATAAATATCCCGGCTAATAATGCTTTACAAGTACCGGTCAATCAAATCATGAGTTGGAATATTGTTCCTGGTGCTACATATTATGATGTGTATTTTGGAACAAATCCTACTACTCCTCCTTTGGTGGCTGCCGGCCAAATTAGCACTGCCTATACACATCCTTATCCTTTAGTTCCCAATACAGATTATTATTGGAAAGTGATACCAGGAAATAATGCAGGCAGTGTAAATACTTGCCCTATTTACCGTTTTAAGACTAAGGAATTACTTTGTGTAAATCCTTTATCTTATATGCTTAATTATGTTATGAGCGAGCAACCATCAGGTAATGTACTAAATGTAGAAACTCTTGTTGAATCAATAAATGAGTTTCTTGATAATGGTGAATTAATAACTAATTGTAATTTCTGTTGCCCTGATTGTACAGATACTCATAGATATGTATTAGCATCTGCTCCGGTATTTGCTACATATTATAATGATTTTTATGATATTAATACTTGTCCTCCTGTATGTTGTATTGAAGTAGATGCATCATTAACAGCTCTTACTACTGTACTTGCTCCAGGATCACCTACATTAGCTGCTGCTTTTAAAGCTGTACCTCCTCCAACTAATTGTTGTGGAACTAATTTTAGTGAATGTAGTGAAAGCTTAAAAATAGCATTAGGCACATCACGCGATGCAATCTTTAAAATACTAGGTGTAGTAGAAGAATCTACAATCAACCTTAGTACAGAACTTTGTATTCTTGCAACTTTCTTAAATGGATTACCTACAGCTGTTACACCTTTACAAAAAGCATTAATTATTGCTGCAATTCTTAATAAAGGTTTTGTTGTAGATTGCCGTCCAGAAGGTACAATCATATCAGGATTATTAAAATATAAAGAATATGTAGTTGCCGCAGAAGATGGCTGTCTATGTTATATACCATGTGTAATATCTTAAACTAATAAATATGTTAACACCAGCAACAATAACAGTAAATTTCACAGCTAATTATGCAGGCGCGCATAGAATATGTTGGAGACAATGTAATGTAGGTTCTTATGTATGTACTAATGTAGTATCATGTGTAGGAGGCGGCAATGTGTGTAGTGCTACTATTTCTATAATGGTAGATCCAGAAAGTTGTACACCAATATGCTTTGAGGGATATATTCAAGCAACTTGTAATCCTGAGAATTCTTCTGTAGGCCAAGTACCTTGGTCAACTACTTTTACACCAACTCCAACTTGTAGTATGTATTCTATTACTTGTACAAGTCCTCCACTTAATCAACCTTGTGGAGTAATTCCTGCAGCTACAATGGGTTTAGATTGTAATGGTACACCAAGACCAGAGGTAGGACCTATTACTGCTGATACTTCTGTATATGTATGTGCTACTGGATTAATTCCAAATCTTCCTTTAGGTTATGAGATGGCACTTTTTGATGGATGTTGTACTGATTGTGAACAATACACTATTACAATTATGCCTGGTATTATGCCTAGTGAATTAAATGGATCTTCTATTTACTACATAGATTGTGCAACAAAAGAACTTATCAGAATAGACTTAACAGGTAGTGTGTCTTATACTTTAACAGCTTGTATGGTTACAGGATCTATTAATCTGTATTTAACTCCATATGTTAGTAGTATAATTACACAAGGTATACCTTGTCCATAATATTAAAATGTCATGATTTGTTGGTTCAACATGACTAATAGGTGAGAACCCCGGTTAAATTATACTGGGGTTTTTGCTACTTGAAAAAAAAGATGTAAATTTAGCTATGATAAAAGAGTTTAAAAAGCCAGACTTAAGCGCTCCAAGATGTAGAAAAGGGGCCCCTAGAATAGTGACCAATAATTTCTTAAGCGAGTTCATAGAAAAATATCCTCAGTATAAAGACTTATCTTTAGAACATATCAGTCTTATTTTAAACACCTTTCACGGAAAGCTCTGGAACCACGCTCTACATAATAGAGATGGTATTGAATTACCAGAGAGTTTAGGTTATGTGTTTTTAGGAACATGTGCATCTGCTAAAAAGTATAATACAGATATTGCTAATTCTATAAAGCATAATACAAAAGTTAGGCACCAAAATTTTGAGTCAGATAATTATCTAGCTAAAATCTTTTATACTAACTTTGCATCTAAGTATAAGTTTAAGAATAGAGAATTATGGACATTTAAAGCAACAAGAGATTTTAAGAGAGCTGTTCCTGAAGTTTATAGGGTGAATTGGAAAAATTATGTTCAAGTTGAGAGTGGCCGAAACATTATGAAGTACATGAAAGCAGCAAGAAAAAATGATTATTTTAGAGAGATTAAAGCAACCTATAGGGTAGATAGCTCTTATAATGAATTTGATTTAAACTAAATACAATGACTACAATAGAAGAAACCGTATCAAGAGTTCGTAATACAATCAAAGGTGTAAAAGAAGATGCTTTTCTTACAGATAGATTTATATACAGTCTTCTTATTAAACATGCTTCTTATATAGTGCGCAAGCTAGATAATGAAAATAAGATTATGCGTATCCAAAGCTTATTTGAGAAAATACCTTGTGTAGATCTTATTGAAGTAAGTACTATTGAAGCGTGTTGTGCAGGTGTGAAAACCAACTGTACTATCATGAGAACTAAAGAACATATACCAGAACCTATGGAAGGATCTGAAGGACCATTGATTAGATCAGTTACTTCTTTAGATGGTTCTGTTATTATGAGTAATACAAATCCTACTACTTATGTATATATGACTGGCCAACCTACTTTCAAATATAATAAAGCTAAGTATTACTGGTATTTAGAAGGACATTTATATTTTCCAAATATTGAGTGGGAAGGTGTAAGAGTAGATGGTATATTTACAACATCTACAAAGAAGTATCACTGTGATCAAGATCCGTGTGCACCAAGACAGAATGATAGATTAGCAGTTCCAGAATTTATATTTGCTGAAGTAGAACAATTAGTTTTGAAAGATCTTGCATTTATGTTGCAAACACCAACAGAGACACAAGACGATAAAATGAATCCTTTAAGATCTTAAATCCATGAGTTATAACTATACCCTTAGATACAGAACATTTGATCAGCTTCTTGATGCTGCCAGAATAGATCTTACTCAATATGATTTAACTAATTATATTGAACCTCAGCAATTAATTAAAGTTGCTAAAAGAGTTAACTATGATCTTGGATTAAGAATCATGGGTACAAAAGAAACTTTATTAGAAGTAAAAAAAGGAAAAGTGAGATTACCCACAGACTTTTACGTATTGAATTACGCACTAGTTTGTGATAATGTAACTGTGCACGAGCCCGTAAGCCAAGGCACTTTTATAGAAGAGAGACCTGTAGGAATTCCTACTTATAAATCAATTGGTCCAGCTGTTATCAACTCTTGTACAGATGGTACTGTTAACTGTCAGACCTGTGGTATTCCTTGTAATACTTGTACTTGTCAACAACTTCCTGCAGCATGTCCTGCTTTACCGGATGATCAGAGTTATTGTAAAACTCCTAGACTTGAGTTAAACTGTAAAGGTGAGAGCTTTGAGTTAGTACAGATTGTTCATGGTACAACGCGTACTTATAGAAGGATGTGGCCATTAAGACTTATTACAAATAATGAAACTATTGCTTGTGATTGTCCTAATCTTTATGTAAAGTCTGCAGATCATGCTTGGATTCAAGGTGATTTCTTATTTACTAATTTAGAAACAGCTAATATTTATATTAGTTACCAAGGTCAATTAGAAGATGATAATGGAAACTTATTAGTTCCGGATCATGATTTACTTAATGAGTATTATGAATATGCTATTAAGCAACGGATTCTAGAGAACTTAATTATGAATGATGAGCCTGTAGGTCAGAAGTTACAATTAGTTGAAGCAAGATTACGTGTAGCAAAAAGTGCAGCTAATGCTCTTGTGCACACTCCCAATTTTGCAGAGATGCGTGAGATGTGGTGGACTAACAGAAAAGCTCAATATGGTAAATACTATGAGGCTTTTAAGTCTTATCCTTGGTATGCTGGTGGCGGAATACCTCCTTTAACTTATGGTAATAATGTAAATGGTCAAATGAACACATTCTAATGGCACAAGACTCACAAAATACTAGCAGTGAAGAGTCAAAGACATTTGACAAATCTCTTAACACAGATATTAATGATTTTCACCTACCCAAGAATGAATGGAGTAGAGGTAGAAATGTTATTAATAATTCTATCACAGGTGATTTAGGTAAACTTGGCAATGAGCCAGCTAACCTATCATGTGTCTCAGCTCCGTATCCTATTATTGGATTTATTCATATTATTGAAGACAAATGGGCTGTTTACTCTACAGATAATATTAATTCAGAAATTGGCTTATTTATAGAGAGTAATTGTGGTACTATGTTACCGGCATATCAGTATATAGTAAATGACAAATGTCTTAAATTTAATCAAGATAATCTTATTAAAGGTGTGTCACGTTCTACAAGTGATTGTACTTACAAACTTTATTGGGATGATGGTATTAATCCTTCTAGAAATCTTGATATTGATATAACAAATCCTGATAATAACTATCCTTTTCTTCCAGCACCCGCACCACCAAATACTACTAATATTAATACTCCTGTTCCTTATATTCAAACCTGTGTTGATTCTAATGGTAGTTTACCTGGAGGTTGTATTATTTGTGATAACACACCAGCTCTTGATTGTAATAAATTAAGACTAGCTCTTTTTATTAATCCTATTTGTCCTCGTGTAGAAAAGGGAGTTCCTGGAGGTAATCTTCTTAATGGAAGTTACTTTGTAGTTATGGCTTATGCTGTAAAATCACAGAAGATATCTGATTGGTATGTATCTAATATACAAGGATTGTTTGAGCATAATAACTCAGCAACATCTTTAGATGTATTTATTGACAGTGTGGATCTGCGTTATGATGAGATTATAATAGGTGTAGGTCAAGTTGTAAATGCACAAACTGTTGTAAGACAAGCTGGAATATATTCAACAAGACAAACAAGATTTAGCTTTGATACAATTTTTAATACTTGGCCATCTATTCCTATAGAGCAGTTACCAATCATGACTCCTATTGTAGATAAGTCAGATGCTATGTATAATGTTGGTGATTACTTAATACGTGTAGGACCTACTTCTAAGGAAGATTTTAACTATCAACCTTTAGCTAATCAAATTGTTGCTAAGTGGCAGTCTGTAGAATATCCATTTGACTATTATCATAAGGGTAATAATCTAACTGGCTATATGCGCGATGAAGTATATTCTTTTTTTATTCAATATGAATATGATACAGGAGATAAATCTAATGAATATCATATTCCAGGAAGACCAGCTAGACAAGGACCTCTATTTGCAACACCCGCTTATCCAACTAGTGTTCCTGCATTTCCAATAACAAGTGGAGAATTAATGTTATTAGCTCCTACAGGAAATACATTTACACCCGGTCCTTTTTGGGAAACATATAATACAGCCATTCTAGGAACAAGTTTTCCTGTAGGTACAAACTTAGCTCCTGATGGAATAGGTAGTATTATTCAAGAAGGTTATATGGGTTATTGGGAGTCTAGTGAATTCTATCCGGATAAGACTCCACAGATATGGAATGCTAATGATCCATCACATCCTTGGACAGCCGTAACAAGTGTGCCCTATCCAGGAACTCTTCCTTCTAGTTATGATCTGTGTGGTACTCCTATAAGACATCATAAATTTCCTGAGGATACTTTAGGTTCTAATGTTGCTTTAAATTCTCCAGGTGGTGCTAATATAAGAATCATGGGAGTTAAGTTTGAGAATATCAAAGCTCCTAGAGATAACAATGGAAACCTTATCCCAGGTATTATAGGATATAGAATTTTGAGAGGATCCCGTAATGGTAATAAGACTATCATTGCTAAGGGTATCATTAATAACATGCATCAGTATGATATTCCAGGATCAGGAGGTAAGCAAGGATTATATCCTAACTATCCTTATAACGATCTTAGAAATGATCCTTTTTTACTAAATGTACCTAGTAAGACAGCCTCTTGTATAACAACTCCTGGTGGTATCAAGAATGCAAATACAAATGCACCTCTTACTCCTTTTAGTTATACTCCAGGAGCGGCCGGTGATTATATGCAGTATAGTGACTTTAAACAAGACTACTTTACCTTTCACTCTCCAGATACTAATTTTAATAATCCATTTCTTGCAGCAAAAGAGTTCAGGATTTATGGAAATGCTTCAGGTAAAGTTGTAGGTAAGTTTGATTTATCTGAGAAACATCCTCAGGAGAAACTTATTGCAGACTTTGTATTTCTTCTTTCTTCTATTGCTGGTATAGGTTATGCTGTACTTCAATTAAATGGTGAAAGAAGTACATCAAAGAAAAGACCAAAATATCAAGGTATGTCTTTTGAGGAAGTTTACTTTACTAAGAATACTTATGATTTAACAGATAAAGTTGACCTTAAGGGTACAACTACAGTAGGTCCTATAACATATGGAGGTACAACGCCTTATGTTATGAACTCAACTACTACAATAGGTACAAATACTTTTAATGGAAGTAATACTGGATCTACATCAGGAACCACAACTTTAGATACTCCCTTACCAACAGGTACCAGAGCCTCACCTGCTAATACAGATTTACCTACTTTGTTTACTACATTGACATCTATAAACGGTAATTATTCAGGCTATAATGCATTGATGATATCAGGATTACCATTAACACAAGCTATTACTGGTGCTCAGATTACAAATACTACCTTATCAACGACACAACTAACAGCTCAAGGTACTGCTGCAGGAAATCCAGCTATAAGTAGTACAGATCAACATATAGAAGAGAAAGATGGTGCTCAAAATAGAACTCCTGCATTACTTAATGCTGTAAGTGCATTACCTACTTTCATGAATTACTTCAGTCAAGGTACTGATTCTTTCATGAGATTAATTAGAGCTATGCTTAAGTACAGAGACTTTGCTGTAAGATATCACTCACATGGTTTTTATAATAATCTAACAGGTAGAAATCCAGCAACCTTCAGAACTGAATTAGTAGATCAGCAGTATATTAATCCTGAGATATTACAGTTGAATAATACTTATAATGTTAATAATCTATATAGACAAAGAAGTGTAGCTCTTCAAACAACAAGAGCAATTCCTGATCCATCTGTTGTAGATAAAACAAGATATACTGCTTCAGAATTAAGTCCTATTCCACAGACTATTCAAGAACTTTGTAATTTTACAGTTACAGATGGAACTACTATAGATGGAGCTAGTGGACAGACTTGTTCTTCTTGGTATGGTGCTTTAAAAGTAAGAATAGATAATCAGTATGGTCAACTTAATAATATTGTTTCAATACCGGTTAGTCCATGTTTTATTCCTGTAACTTTTGCAGCAGGTACTTTCTTTCCTGCAGGAGGTATAGTTCCTGGTAAAGGAGATTCAACTACTGTATTATTTGGCGGTGATGTTTATGTAAATAGATATACAGAGAAAAATACATTCTTGTTTTTTTATGATTGGTTATATGGACAACCTAATGGTACTCAATTCAATTATAAACAACATCAGATGCTACCCTATCCTAAGTATTGGGCAGACTTTAGTGAGTTTCAAACTAATGATTTTACAGCAAGTGCTTTTACTTGGATTACTACAGTCTTTAGTCCTACCCCAGGACCTCTTGTTACACCCTCTGCTTATTATGTATTAGATGGTAATACTTGTGCCAATAATATTCTTATGACCATACTGACATCCTTTCAGTTTGATGCCAAAGGTTGGTTCTATTTATTTAATTCAGGAGTAAGAGACTTCTTTGTAGAGAGTGAGATTAATGTTGCTTACCGTGATTATGGAGAACCTCAAGACCAAAGATTTTTTGATCCTTACGCAGGAGGTGATAGCAAGGATCTGTTTACTACAAATATTATTAAATCGGGTAACTATTACAAATATGATAAATCATTAAGTATTTCTCAGCTGTTTATTAACTATGCATCATGGGCAAGCATGCAATCTCCAGCATATAATCCATATGTTGCAGAGACTTGTTTTGTTTATAGACCCAAGAGATTAATCTATTCTTTGCCTGCTCAATTTGAAGGGTTAAAAGATGGTTGGAAAGTTTTCTTACCTAATAATTATTTTGATTTTCTTAATATTGTTACTTGTATAAAACCGGTTAATAAAAGTGGTGCTATGATTTTCTTTGATGCCGCTTCTCCTGTTCAGTTTCAAGGTACAGATCAATTAGAAACAGGATTAGGTACTAAGCTTACACTAGGTGATGGCGGATTATTTTCTCAACCAATGCAGAGTGTAATCAATGTTGATTCATCTCATGAGTATGCAAGTTGTCAAAATAGATTAAGTGTTATTAATACTCCAGCTGGATTATTCTGGATTAGTCAAAATCAAGGAAAGATATTTAATCTTTCTAGTGGTCTTAAAGAAGTATCTAATCTAAATCTTAAGTGGTGGTTTGCTCAGTACTTACCTTACAGATTAACTAAAGATTTTCCTGACTTTGAACTTAAAGATAATCCTGTAATAGGTATAGGATGTCAGTCTATGTATGATAACCTTAATGGTTTAATTTACTTTTCTAAAGTTGATTATAAACTTAGAGATGATATCACAGAGACTTTGAAGTACTTAGGTTCAAATAGATTTAAAGTAGTTGAGACAGGTCTAGAATTTGGTTTAGGAGATGTTAATAGTCCTTTGTTTTTTAATGATGCTTCCTGGACCATAAGTTATGATCCTAAAACAGAGGGTTGGTTAGGCTGGCATGATTGGCACCCAACATTAAACATGCCTGGAAAGAATACTTTCATGACTGTTAATCCTTTTGATAAGAAAAGTATTTGGATTCATAATGTTAGATGTGATCTTTATTGCAACTATTATGGAATAGATTATCCTTTTGAAGTAGAATTCATTGTTAACGCTGGTCAGAATGTTAATACATTAAGAAGTATTCAATATATTATGGAAGCATATAAGTATGCTGAGAATTGTTATGATAGATTCCATGTGCTTAATTACAATTTTGATGAAGCTGTAATCTTTAATACAGAACAAGTATCAGGATTATTAAAATTGAATCTTAGTCCTAAGAATAATCCAGAAGCTATTTTAGCTTATCCAGTTATTCAACCTACTAGTATACAAATTCTATTTTCTAAAGAAGAAAACAAATATAGGTTTAATCAGTTCTGGGATGTGACAGATGATAGAGGAGAATTCTTCAATCCTTCTATCCCAGGTTTTGCTCAGAGACCTATTTGGGATACTGGTGATAATGGTTATATAAGAGTTTTAAATCCTATAAACCTTAACTATGCTAAACCTCCATTTCAGAGAAAGAAGTTTAGACATTATACTACTTCAGTATTATTAAGAAAGAAAATATCTGGAGATAGAAAAATGCTTGTTATGATTACTAATATTAAAGATCTTTATTCACCAAGATAATGAAACAGAACAAAGTACCTAAGAATGAATACACAAACGGGGAACCTTCTCCTTATAGAAAGAACCCTTTCAAGAAAGATGTATTCTATGGAGATGATGGTCAATATGCACACCCTGGTCAAGTAACTAGAATACCTGGTGATGCTTTTGGTACTCATATAACAATGGAAGGTATCA